GTAAGTTTGCCTTGTCTATATAGTTTGCGTGTACGCAGTATCTCTTTCTCTCTAGCAGTAGGATTCTTTGCACCTGACACATACTTCTTTGGTACACCTTTTTTAGTCTTTGGAACTTTTGCAAATTTTCTTCTCATGGCTTTTTCCTTAACATCTTTGCAGCTTGTCCTACTCCCTTTATACCAAAACTTGCAGATATTGCTATATATAACAAATACTGATACCAGTCTGGTAAAGTCTCAAGCACTACAAACCCTTGTTTTACATACTCTCTCATGCCTGGAATAAACACAAGTATAGCTGGTGCAAGTAATACAACCAAAGCAAACTCATCTTTCCAGCTATCGTTTGTTGCATCAGCCATTTTACCTTCCCATTCTACCTCACCAGCAGCAACCTTTTCTGCTACTGTTGCTCTAGCCTTAGCTTCTGCAACCTTTGCTTGTCCTTCTGCTTTTGTCTTTGCTATTTTGTTTTCAAACCAAGAACCAGCAAGATTAGCAATAGGTCCTATCAATGCCTGTATCATTAGTACACCCTCACTTTCTTTGTATCTACGTTTGGAACTACCTTACACATACATTCATAAATGACTTCTTTACCATCAGCACTATCGTAAGTTTGTTGACCTAAATATCTTGAATAGTACAAACAATCATTTACGTTACGAAAATGTAAAGTTGCACTAAGGCTACCTGATAGATAACAAGCCAACATAAATGAAGTCATAAGATACCTTTCTTTTTAGCTATTATTGCAAGCACAGTTACTACACCAGCACATAAAGCTGTAATCATTATAAACAAAATTATTTTTAAAACTAGATCTTTGAATTCTTCTTGTTGTTTTTTGCGTTTTGCTTCAGCTTCTCTTCTAGCTTTCCTAGCTTCAGAGCAATATTGTTGATAGTCAGTCCACAACCCTGCCCTGCCATATAGCTGCATGTATTCTCTAAGTTTGTCATGTTTAACTCGTATCTGTTCTAGTGCCATAAACTCTTCAAGATCATTGTCAGATTTACCTGATAAGTTTGTCCAAATACTGTTACGTTTTTTATGTAGATCTTTTTGTAGTTGATCTTCAGCATTTACAAAACGACTTATAGCATTTCCTGCTGAAGCTATATCTTTTCCATTTTCGAGTGTTTGTTTAATAACGGCGAAGGCACTATTTGCGATCATTAGCATTTCAAGCACAGTATCACCTCACTTACTAAGCACCTTATCTAGTTTATCTTCTAGTCTGTTAAGTGTTTCTACAATACGATTAGATGTATGACGTAAATCTTCTTTTGATGCATACTCTTCTCTTGTTTTATTTAAGAGAATTTGTAATCGTTTTACTTCTGAAAACATCTTATTAAATGCCCATGCAAATGGCATAATAATTAAGGTAATGATTATATTCCATACTAAATCAAGTTCCATATACTAACTCGGCTTTGTAGGAAACTTAAAATCTTTATCTTCCATTGATTGAAATGTTTTAGTTATATCTCTTAGTTCTTGTCTATATGTTTTCCATTTAGCAGACATAGTTACATCTGAGTTTCCCATGTAATCTGTTTCAGCTAACAACATATTTCTTTGCTCTCTGAGTTCTGCTAAATCTCTATCAGGTTGACCATCTATCCATTCTTTTTCTCTAGCTTCTAATTCTGCTTGTTCTTCATCAGTTAATTCTATCTCAACACCATTTACATTTTTAATTCTATTAGCCATCAAAGAACTCCATATATTTTAAAAACTCCTGAGAGTATATTACCTGACGTAGGTGCAATTCTGATTGCATTTATTGTTGTACTATCTGACTCATATGCTCCTGATGAACGAGTTGTATGATAATATGTTTCACCAAAACCCCAAAACTGCCCATTTATGACAGTTCTTGCAGTATTACCTATTCCTGAAACTTCTATTGTTGCATGAGCACCACCTTTATTTGCTGTATTAGTCAAGCCAAGATAATTATATGAAGCAAAATCATTGAAATAAGTTGTACCATCTGCTGTTGTTGAACCATTTGTATAACTTCTATGAGTTAAATTATTATAAGCACTATTACCATAAAAAGAAGTGCCACTATTTGAACTTAGATAAACACGAATATGTTGACCATTTGTTTCAGGAACAAAGCTGTTTATATGTATTTCATATCTAGGATAAGTAGTATCTAAAACAACACCATTAGAACCATGAACAAAATCAACAGAACTTGTAGCACTTGAAATAGTTATTGACCTAAGAAGTTTTCTTGTACCAGCACCACTTACAGTTCCAGTAAAAGCAAACGTATCTGCTAAATTTATTCCTTCTGCTTGTGTTTTTACTAAAGGCATAATTTATTCTCCAATCAATGCAGATATTTCATCATCAGTTAAGCCTAAATCTTTGAGTTTCTTTTTAGCTGATGCTTCATTTTCTAATTTTTTGGCTTCTTGTTCTTTCTCAAGTTTTTCTTGTTCTGCACTTTGTTTTTGTCTTGCATCATATTCTGCTTGTTCTTCATCAGTCATTTCTCTAATGACTCCATCAACACTTGTTTTTATATTTGCCATATTATTACCTTAATCCATATATTTTAAAATCACCAGTAGCTTGTCCACCACTCATGTAAAATCTTAAACCATTTACAACACTTGCTTTGTTTGCGGCAATTAATGAACCACCAACAGCATCTAAAACATGATTACCATTAGTATCGTGATAGTTTATAAAACCACTATAACAAAATGAATGATTAGTATCATTTACATTTTGGAAAAGTAGCTGACCACTTATACCCTCTCCACTCTCATACCCAATACCCTTTGAATTAAACCTAAAAACAGTAGCGGCATTACTATTTAATGTAGTTGAATTACCACCAATGTGTTGAGCTTCATTAGCATATATACTTCCACCTTGAGCAGAACCACCTACAAATACTTGTAAATAAAGATGTCTATTATCTTCATCAGGGTCTAAATTAAATGTTAAAAAATATTCATCAAAGGTTGAATTAATATAAGTAGAAGAAATATCAATATTACCTAAATTAGAAGTAAGTGTAGAACTTAGAATCAAACTCATACCTCCTGCATCAGCAAAAGATAAGTTTCCTGAGCCATCGGTTTTTAAAAATTTATCTGCACTTGGTGCAGTTGTTGGAAATGTTAATGTATAACTTTGTCCTGAAGAATGATTTGGTGATTTAAGTTTTATACCATGACTATTCTGTGAACAGTTTAATTGTAATGTTCCATCAGTAGTGCCATCACCTTTAATCTGTAAACCTGCGGCTGATGATGTTGATACAAAGTTTGCCTTTGCATCTGTCACAGTACTATCACTAGGTGTACCAATATCCAGTACATTACCTAACACAAGAATAAAATCTATTGTATCACTGGAGGACAAAGTGCCACTACTAGGTAAGAATGTAATAGTAGAGTCTGACACAGAGAATGAACTCAATGGTGATTGTATAACACCATTCAAAGATACAAGCATATGTAAAGCTGACTCAGGTGTAAATGCTACAGAGTTTTTAGTAAGATTATATGTATTTGTGCTAGAGGTAGTAATAGCATCTAGTTTTACATAATTTCCTACTTGTGGTTCTTTACCTATATATGCCATTTATTATCTCTCTTGTGATTCTTTCCAAGTTTTATAATTAGCTTTTACCGTATCTGTCCAAACTGCATTAGCAATCGCTTGTACCTCTGTTGTTTCTTTAGATATATCTGAATCAGGAGTTAAAACGTGTCTATGTCGTGACCTACTAATCTCTGTTCCATCTTCTTTTATAACAGTATCAGTACGAACTTGAACATTCCAACCACCAACTACTTCTATTTTACTTACATTTATTTCTTTTGTTATTGCCATTTATAACTCCTAATTATTGACATGGGTAAACACCTCCAAATTCAATCCAATCATCACTTGCAGTTGCATTTGAAGATACACCTCCTCCTGACTGAGTATAAAAATAAAGTATTGTTCCATTTTGACCTACATATAATGTGCTTATACTATTATTTGCATAAGTACTCATAGTAGAATAACCTATTGCCAATGCACTTGAACCAAAGCCATTTGTACTACCTTCTTCGGCTGTAAAAGGCAAACCTCCTATTCGCAAAGCTGACCCAGCACTTGTGCCATCAAATTTCATACTACATTCAACACGACACATATTTCCTACTCTTGTGTATTTAGCTCTTCTTAAATCATAAGTAATACTAGTAAAGCCTTGACTCCATATTGGTGTCCAAGAACCTTCTTCGTAATCATCAAGTAGTTCATTCTCCATAGTTGCACCAGTTTCACCTGCATTTGGAGTAGCACCAAAAGTAATACCATGACCACTTGCTACAACTAAATTTCCATCTGTAAGGGTAAGACCATCTGCTATTACTGGACTATTTGAAAGTTTTGGACCAGTGACTGCATCATCTACAATCTTATCTGTAGTAATAATACCATCTGTAATATCTGATGATGTTAATGGTACTGGAGTTGGTTGGTTTCCTATGAATCCCATGTGTCACCTATGTAATTTCTAATATACTTAGTGTTGCATCTATCTTTGCTTGGACACTACAGTTGACCTTTAATACGTCTGTCGCTTGTAGTACCACCTTACCACCAGTCAACAGTTCTAATGTAGAGCCACTTGGTATGCTTACTGTCTTAGCTAACGAAACATTATTGTTTGTTTCTGTATCACTGGTATCTGAGTTTAACTCAACATCTACTGTAACTGCCGTTGTATGTATGTTACAAAGAAGTAAACCTATAACTATTGTGGTTGTCGAACTTGGAACTGTATACAGTGTTTCGGCTGATCCACTATCAGGCATTTGTTGATTAGTTTTGACTTTAAATGTGTTTGCCATTTATATCTCCTTATCCAAGCCCAATTGCAAAAGCTATTGGGTCAGCAGTGACAGCTATAGTGACAGTATCAGTCGCACTAGCAGTTGTTGTTATTCCTGATCCTGCTGCAATAGTTAATGTGTTGCCATTTGTAATAGTTTGATTTGATCCAGCAGAAGCAGCCACAATAAAATTTGTCATATCACCATCTGCTCCATCTGCTCCTGCTGGTCCAGTAGCACCTGTCGCACCAGTAGCACCTGTAGCACCTGTGTCTCCTTTGTTACCAGTTCTTGTAAAATGTACTGAAACACCATCTGCTGCACTAAATGTGTTGTTTGATGCTAAATGTTGAACTACTAGTTTAGTATATCCTGAAGCATCTGTTGATGTTCCAGTTATTTTAAATCTTGCGTAAGTTGAACTGTCTTGTGTATCAACAATATGCAGAAATCCTTTTATAGTTGATGTACTATCATCCCAAGTAATTATGTCTGTTTGTATTGACACACCATTATCATCTGCATCATCTATATAAATTTCAGTAACACTTGCATAAGTTCCATTGTTAAAAGCTATTTCTCCTGCTCCTGGATCAGTGTCAGTTGTTCCAGTGTCAAACTTATACAAATATCCTGGTATTGTTCCACCATCTTTACCAGTAGCCACAAAACTTAAAAACACTTTATCATTGTTTGCAAAAGTTCCAAAGTTATCAATATATGCTATCGATAATTTTGTATATCCACTGTTATCTGTAACAGCACCAGTAATTCTAAATACTGCCCAAGTATCTAAGGTATTAGCCTTAGACATTCTAATTCTACCTCTATTAACAGTGTTTGCAACGTCATCAAAACTTTGAACCCAAGCTGACACATCAGTTGAATTTGCATCATTATCGTCTACATACGCTTCTGTTGCAGAAGCTAAAGTTGTGTTATTAAATCTAATAAAACCACTCCCAGGATCAGCATCAGTTGTAGTGGTTGAATAGGTAAATTGAGCAGCATCACCTCCGATTGGTAGAAAATCTGCTACTGTCGTAAGATTTCCGTCACTATCAAATCCAAGAGTTTTTGAAGCTCTTTCAGTTGCACTTTCTGTAAATTCAGGTGTTGTAATAGAATTTGTTTTTGACACTTTAAATGATCTTGCAAGCTCTTCTTCTATTTCTTGTGCAACAAAAGTTAACTTGTCTAAAGCATCTTCGTGACTAGCCGCTGGGAATGGATCATTTGCAACATAATCTGTTAGTTGAGTTCTTGCAGTCGATCTAAGCATAACAACAGTCTCTCCACTTGCAGGGATGTTGCCACTTGTAAAAACTACATTACCACCACTTGAATCGCCAACATTGGTTACTGTGTAATGTGTTGTCTTTTGTTTTGTAACTTCAGCACCAGTTGAGTCTGTTCTAATAATAACTGTGATGTCATCATCACTGAATATTTTAAATTCATACTGAAATGAAGCTAAACTTCCGTTTCCTGACCCTGTGCTTTTTGTAATCGTGCTACTTACTGTCATATTTACCTCATTGTTTGTTTTTACAATATTTTTTGTTTTTCTACAATACTAATATTGTATCTTTGAGTTTGTTGGT